AGGTGGTTGATTCCTTGCCGCCCATGTCAACGAGTTCGGCAGGGGTAAAAAGTTGGCCGCCAGGCCACACCCACACATGCTTCTTTGTGAAGTGCGGCACCAGCATGACGCCATTGACATACCAAATTGACACCCAAACCCGTTCAGCAAGTTTGTTCTCAACGGGCTTAGCAACTGCTGCTTTTTGGGTTAATTGTTTAGCCATGAATGCTACTTTCTAAAAGTTTAAGTTCTTTATGTCTTTGCTTATGACAAGGCTGGCAAAGCCACATCACTTGCAACTTAAAGTCGTAGTCATCGTGATGAGCAACTGATTTCTCAGTGCCGCATCGCTCGCAAGGCATGCGCTTAAGTTTTCCAGATTTAATGGCTCTTGCAACCGCGTTATGCGCGGCCATTCGACGCTTATCTTCTTGGCGCCAAGCTTTTGTAATTTCAACGGTAGCATCAATTCGCCCCTGTCTTTTTCCTCGATTTCGATCGTATTCACGGACCTTGTCAAGGTTTTCTTCGCGGTGCTTGGATACATCATTTTTAGTACATGCCTTGCACTTATTTAAGTGACCATCAGCCATTGCGGTGTGCCTATAAAACTCTTGCAATGGCTTTATGTCGTTGCACTTAAAACATCTTTTAGAACCGTCCATGCTCAATCTCCTGTGCGTTAAGACTGAGCCATTATAGGCCGGTTCTAATTAAAAGGGATGTCATCATCAACGTCATCAAGCTTGGCCACATGCTTGATCTGCTGCCTGTTTTCCCATTCGGGTGACTGCATGATGATCTTCTTCAGGCCATCGGTCAGCGCATCAAACTCGTGCTGCTCAAAGTAACCAAAGCTGAAGTACACCTTCTTGTTGACCATTTCAGGCAGGCCAAGCTTTTTGAGCGCTGCAGGCACCGCGGTAACCGTATCGACGTTGGCAAAGGTCTTGTCACCTTTAACTGCGTGAGTCACCGTCAACATACAAGGTGCGCCGATGATGGTACGAAGGTCGAACCCTTTGAGTTCCTGGGCGGTGAATTCCCTGCCACGCCAGCTAATCAGCGTCTTGCGAAGCTTGGCCTTCTCAGCAAGCGATAAGGTGTAGCGCTGGCTCAGGGATAGGGGTCTGCCATCTTCCAAGGTCAAAGGCTGGCCATCAGCATCTTCGCCGTGAAGTTCCCACATGATGCGGCATTGCCGGGCCTGTTTCTGTTCGCCAAGATAGGTGTAACCCTGGGTACCTAAATCGACCACGCCGTAGCAGATGGCCATGTGAACCCCTGCCGGGGCTAGTTTAAATTCGCGGTCGCTGCCGCTATCAGAGATCAACATGATTTGCATCCTTTTTGAAAATGTTTCGTAAGCCAAGTTCAGCGGCGATCAGCTTCCAGTCATTTGCATCGGCCTGGCCATCTCGTGCTCGAGTAAAGGCCTCTTCGACCATTTGCTCTCGTTCTTCCATTGCTTGTTGCCATTCAGAATTTTCCATAGGGTTTGCTCCGTGGTTTGCGAAGTCTAAAGTGTTTCATGTATCGAACACTCTGTCAACCAATATCGCAACCCTGGGTTACGGGTGTACGCCCTGTGCACCCTTTGTGCACCCCTGGGTTACGGCCATTTCTCCTATGAAAACCCGCAACCATTATGCAACCCTGGGTTGCAGGTGTGCACCCTGTTCACCCTGGGTTGCATAATGGTTACCGTTCGATTACTCTAACGCCATGAACATACGAGAACTCATTGAATCCGTTGGTGGCGTGCGATCGGCAGCCCGTCTGTTAGGGGTTGCACCGAGCACTGCGCACTATTACTGCAAAACCAATCGCGTACCGCTCAAGCGGCTTTTGATGCTGGCGTCAGTGTCTGAGATGCTCTCAAAGGGCAAGTTCAAGTACGACCAGATCATCAAGGAGCACGGGTTATGAACTGCGATGATCGAATAAGGGGAAATTAATGGAAGGCATGCTTGGCTTTGCAGTTTCAGCTTGGGTAATCCTGGCTTGGTTAACACACGTCATTGTCTCGATCCAAGGCGCTAAGTGGATGCTATTGATTGCTGGGGCGATCGTATTCCCGGTGGGATGTGTCCACGGCACAGGCATTTGGTTTGGGGTGTTTTGATGCACCGATACTTTGAGGTCAGGATGCTGGTCAAGGACGAGTCTTTAAGGATTAAGGACATCGTCAAGCAGACCGGCTACGATAAAGGCCATGTAAGCCGGCTGCGCAAAGCATCGAAACTTGATAAGTTGATTGCAGATGCTGTGGCTGCCGAGCGTGAGGCTTGTGCAGCGCTGCTTGATGCTGCGGTGGAAAATTTCACGAGCATATCGTTGCAAGTCAATGATGAGGACGGCATCGTGATGGAACACGCCAATACCTGCAGCCACTTGGCAGCCTCCATCCGTGCAAGGGGGCAACCATGACTAAGAATGATCTTAAGATAGCCAAGACTGCTTTTGAGATGGTCAAAATTATCAACCATGAAATCAATAAGCTTTACGAAAAGCACGATGAAGAATTTGCTGACCAGGTTTACAACGGCGTCGCTCTCACGTTGATAACCAAGATCTGCATCGCGCTTTGTGAGCAAAATGGCCACGCTGCATTTGAAAGCTATTGGTCAGACGTTGATAGCAAGATGCGTGAGATGGTCAAAACTTTTGCTTGCGAACCAACAAAACATTAAGTAAAGTCCACAGGGCATGGCTAGGTTAGCTACCGAAAAGGGGATTCGTCACCCCCCTGCCAACGCCCAACCCCAGTGACGATAAGCCTTTGACGAGGGTTATGATGCGTTTCTATCCGTTCCATGTGGGGGATTATCAAGCCCACACCAGTCACCTTACTGACACCGAGGACCTTGCATACAGGCGCATGCTCGACCTGTATTACTTAAACCAAAAACCGCTGCCCAACGATCCAGCCAGGGTTGCCAGGCTCATTCGTATGCCTGGAGCAGTAACGGAAATTGATGGCCTGCTGAAGGAGTTTTTTATCTTGCAGGATGACGTCTATACCAATAAGCGCTGCGACAAGGAAATTGCTTCGTTTATCAAGCAAAAGGATGGCGGGGCCAAAGGGGCACGCATTAGGTGGGATAAAGCCAAGCTAGAGGGTGGGGATAGCCTACCTAATGGGGAGGGTAATGGGGAGGGCATAAGGGAGGGCAATGCTACCCCAATAGCAACCAAGAACCAAGAACCAAGAACCAGAGAGAGCCGCGCTACGCGCTTGCCTCCAGACTGGGAACCTTCCGATGATTTGATTGCCTTCATGCGTAAGGAACGTCCTGATCTGAACCCAAGCCATACGATCATGAAGTTTTGCAATTACTGGCAAGCTAAGTCAGGTAAGGACGCTACCAAGCTGGATTGGGATAAGACCTTCCAAAACTGGGTACTTGCTGAGAAAGAAGGCAAGGCGAAGCCTGCAAGCCAAGATCCCTTCGCAAGCCGGGGTGGCGTATGAAAGGGCACGACTTCGTGATGGACCTGCTGTCCAAAAATGAGGTGCCCCGCGCCATCTTCATTGAGTTTGATGGCAAGCCTGATGCCTACGCCGCAGCCCCGGTCGTTGTGGTCAGCAAATGGGATTTTGACTACCGCTGGGCCAAAGGCCTGGTGGCTCACGTTACAGGCCCTGACTCCGATGCAGTGGCACGCGCCACCAAGGAACTTCTACGTTGCGGTGCTGCTCGAGTTTTTGCCCATTACACCGAATCACGCTTTCCCATCCTCTGGGATTCAAAGGTTGACGCATGAACACCATCCCTCAAGACATCGATTTCCAAGCCTGGTATGACTCCATGGAGGCTCAGGTACGCGTTAGATCCGCGGCTGACTGCATGGATCAACTCATCGACCAGATCAAGAACCCGGTCACAACCAAACCCATCACGATGCCCTGGTCTAAAACCTTAGGCCTCTTCGAGTTCCGGCCTGCTGAAGTCACGGTCTTTGCCGGCACCAACGGTTCGGGGAAATCCATGCTGACCGGCATGATTGCCTTGAGCCTGATCGCTCAAGGCCAGCGAGTCGTTATCGCTTCGTTCGAGATGAAGCCCTTGCGCACCCTTCAAAGGATGGTCAGGCAATGGTCCCGTCGCAGAGATCCTGCCGTAGCCGATTACGAGGCCTTCAAGGACTGGGTGGGCGACAAGATGTGGTTTTATGACCAGCAGGGAACGGTAAGCCCTGGGCAGGTTTTAGGGGTCGGCAGTTACGCTGCAGCCAATCTCAATTGCAAGCACTACCTGATCGACTCGCTGATGAAATGCCTAAGAGACGAGGACGACTACAACGGCCAGAAAAACTTTGTGGACCAGCTTTGCACCCTGGCTCGAGACTACGACACGCACATCCACCTGGTACACCACATCCGCAAGCAACAAAACGACGAGAACCCACCCACCAAGATGGACCTCAAGGGATCGGGATCAGTGGCCGACCAGGTTGATAACGTGATCCTGATGCACCGCAACAAAAAGAAGGAGCGTGAGGTTGAGGCAGGTAACGTCGTAGACCAGTCAATTCCTGACGCTTACCTGGCCATCGAGAAACAAAGAAACGGCGAATACGAAGGCGTCATAAGACTTTGGTTCGACAAAAACTCCCAGCAATTCACTGAGCAACCCTATGGAACACCCATTAGTTTTTGAGGCCACATTGCCATGGCCACCTACCGTAAACACTTACTGGCGGCACAGAGTCATTGGCAAGCTCGCCACCGTATATGTTTCGCAGGAGGGCCAGGCCTACCGCAAGGCAGTGAACTTATGTCTTATGGAACATGGGGTGAAGACCTACGAACTCGAGGGGGACCTGCGAGTCGAGATCGAAGTGTTCCCACCGGACAAACGCAAGCGGGACATCGACAACTTACTCAAGTCCCTGCTGGACAGTCTGACCCACGCTCAGGTGTGGAAGGACGACAATCAAATCTCAGATCTGAGGATTTATCGCAACCCAACGATCGCCGGATTAGTAAAGGTCCGAGTGTATGAGCTAGAACCGCCTACAAGCGATTTTTCCAAAAGCATGTAGGTAGACATCAACCAACCATTATTTTTGCCTCTGAGGCGGCAAGACAAGGCTAGAAAGGGCATCCATGAATGACAATGTCAATCACCCAAAGCATTACAACTCACATCCATCGGGTGTGGAGTGCATTGAGATTACTGAGCACATGAACTTTTGCTTGGGCAATGCCGTGAAATACATCTGGCGAGCAAGCCTCAAAGGCAAGGAGATCGAAGACTTACGCAAGGCCCGGTGGTACATCGACCGGGAAATTTCACGCATTTTGAATGAGAAAAGCCATGAATCGTGATCCGCACAAAGCAGTTGACCACATCATCACGCATGCTCAGCAGTTTGCCGATGCCAAAGCACAGCGTGTCTTCCTTGAAGAGTTTCGTAAGAGCAAAAAGGCTTTGCTGATGAAGCAATCGTTGGAGCCAGCACTTGGCGCACAAGAGCGCGACGCTTATGCTCACCATGAATACGTTGAACTACTCAAAGGCCTCAGGCAGGCCATCGAAATCGAGGAGAAGTTGAGATGGGATCTGATCGCAGCACAAGCACGAGTGGACATCTGGAGAACGGAACAAGCCAACCTGCGCCTCGAGGGCAGGGCCACGATCTGATGAGCAACGATGGCCGCCACAAGCAAATGCTTGCAGACCTGGCTGACTTTCTCGGCGCTGTAGCGTTTGAGGATGACAAGGGCTGGACTGAAGAAGTCTACGCCGAGGGCTGGAGTGCTGGCTTCAGATCAGGTCTGGCATATGCCGCAAAGATTGCGCAATCACAGGGCAGGGGTTGGGGCATTGAGCACGCTGAGCAAATCAGGAAGGCGCTATGACTAAGGATGAGAAGAAGCACCTCGACAAGGTTGCGGGTATTGGTTGCGTGCTGTGCTACCTGAAAGGAACACCTGGTACGCCTGCAGAGATCCATCACCCCAGGAAGGGTACCGGCATGGGCCAACGTGCATCTCACTATGACGCAATCCCGCTATGCCCTGAGCACCATAGAGGAAAGACGGGCATTCACGGCATGGGCATCAAAGGGTTTACGAAGCACTATGGCGTCGATGAAGCTGAATTACTGCACATCACCCGCCGTTTAGTGGCACATCACGACCACTTGTCGGACGGATGGCGTGTGTCTACACAAGTGGATTAAAAGCATGTACGATGGAGTCTCAGTAGCAAACAACGCAAACCAACCAGGAGCAAACAGATGAAAAACCTTCAAGTAGTCAAAGTAAACATCAAGGGCGTGGACGGCTTTCAGATCCAAGGTTTGAATCGCGCTTGCAGTGATAGTCTTTGGGAGCCAATTGCACACGCTGCCATTTTCCGCGACAAAAATCGTGCCGATCGTTTCTTGCAAAAGGTTCGTGGAACTAGCCCTTGGAAGCTTAATTACAAATACTGGGGCGTTCCTCAAAGTCATAAAGTTAGTGGATGCGATGCTTTCCAAGAACTCGTAGCACCCTTCTCAGTCATCTAATCAAACCGGGGCTACGGCCCCACCACCTGGAGCAAACCATGAGCAAATTTGACGTAACCATAAAAACTGAAGAATACGAGAGCATCAAACTCAGTGACTTTGATGACAACCTTTGGCTGTCAGTGTGGAAGATTGGCAGCCACTGCTCAGCGAACCTGACTCGTGAGCAAGTCGTTGAACTTCGCAACGCTCTCAACCAATTCCTTGGGGAGTAAACAAATGGATTACGACTCATGGCTTGATCGGCAGCTTTACGAATATGACAAA